TAGATAGAGAAGTTACAGACTTTTCAAGACCAGAGAAGTTATCTCCTACTCCAGATTTTTTGAGAGCATTAGAAAACTCTTTTAAACTGTTCTCAGATTGTGCAATACCTTTTTCAAACTTTTGATTTTCAAAAGACATTTCTACAATTCTTTGATCAATTTTATCTTTTTTCATAAATTCTGCACCTCTTTCCAACATTCATTAGCAATCTTTTCAAATATTGGGCGAAGTGCAGGATTTATAAAATCAATTCCTTCAACATATCCGCCAGTCCCGGTCGCATGTCCATATTGAATCAAAAGGGCTACAGAATAACCATTCTGAATATTTGTATTAGTGAACCCAATACCCCAGTCCTCAATAACATAGGACCAACTCTCGGCAGTTAAGCCACTATCTTTTGGGGTCGCCGATCGAAGCGCTTCGACTCCTTGAGCGCCATATCTCTCGAACGCGGTTCTAAGCCTACGACTGAGATCTTTGCTGTTATCGAAGAATCGTTCGGCATTTTTAAAAGACCCACGGTTAGTCATTTTAATCATGCCTTTGTTTCTCCCTTTAATTAGGTTTATAATTTGACGGTACAATCCGTAATTTATCGACGCCTTCTATAATTCGCTTAGCTGTGCCATTGCCGCCCATTTTTAGATATGGTTTATATAAATACTCATTGAGATTTTCATACTCGTCTTTAGTAATCCAATCTCCACGTTGAATATAAAACATTCCAAGCGACATAATTCGATCATGTGCTAAGCCAAGAAGCATTTCTCTTGTAACATCTTTTTTATCAAGTTTTTTTTGCAGAAGTGTCCAAAAACCAGACGATGCTATTACAGAACAGACAAATGTTATTATCATTTGGGTCCATGATTCCATAATTGTCACCGTACTTTCGTGCAATAGTCCAGAGCAATCCAGCCGGCGCCATTTTCAAGTCGCCCCCATTTTGATGATCCAAGACCAAATGCTTCTTCAACAATCGTATAAACTTCGCCTTTTCGAATTTTTCCAAGAACCAGATTATTAGTACCAGGACCACTCCGATAATGAAGAAGTTCAGTATTTACTCTTATCTGGTAAGAAAGACCAGAAGATGCCGAAGTCGGGGTTGGAATCAAAAGTTTATTAACTTCCGCTGCCACTTCGTCAAGGCGACCATAGAGATATTCTCCGGGGCAATCTGTATCGGCAAACCACCGATGGCAAGTAATGTTTTGTTGATTTATTTTGCCGATGAGATTTTTATTTGCTTTCCAGAGCAGTTTTGGGATACCGTTCCTTTTGCAAACATCCGCTCCGAGTTTAATCAAACCATCCATAGTGCCATTTTTAATGGCGTAAGGAGGTTTTGGGTCAGAGGAAAGTTCAACGGTAATGGCCCGTTGATCATTAGCTCTAGAAGAAGTACACCACGATCTATTTTTTTCTTCGACAAATAGACCAATTTGTCCTTCATCATCGATGCCATAATTGGAACTAGCCTGTGTTGAAGATTTAGCAAACCAGTTACCCAAATTTTTCAACGATATATGCCCATCCGTAACATGCGGCGTAAATGTATCAATTTTTGCCGTTCGGGTTCTACTATTGTTCGGGGAAAGATTGGTGTGAACCACCAAAGAAGAATTTGTAAAGATCATATTAATCTTCTCCCTTTCTATTGGTAAGTTTGTCATGTGTTTTTTCACACTGATCACAGATATTAAACTTACAAATTACACATTTCATAATGTCATCCCCTTGATTTGTATTTGGTTCTGCGAAGCGCATTTTGTTCGGCATAGTGGGTTGCCGTTTGGCTTGCACTCATTTTTGATTGAGGACCATTTTTGGCTTCGCAAACTCGTATTAAAGTAAGTAAACGATTCAGATGCCACTTTTGACATTCCATAGGAATATTACTGGCAAACATTCGGTAATAAAGAGTTTCTGCTGTCACTAATTCCCGAGGAGGCGAATGCGGCCTCTTTGGAAAAGTTGTTGCTGTCATTGAATCTTCCATATATGCTTGAATTTGAGTTATATTCTCTGATGTAAGAACGGAAAAAACATGATCATCTTTAATAGGCCCAATAGTCATGCATCGTATGTAGTCCAACGTTTGCGCATTACTTCTTTTTTTTGCATTCAAATATGGTGTATGCCACTTAGCTTCCCATTTAGCAACCGAAATTAAAGAATGCTCAAGAGTTAGTATACATGATGGAACATCATAAAACTTATTTTTCTTAGAATCATATATTTCACTTGCTGGAACAGTTATCTCAAGCATTCAGAAACCTCCTTATTTCATGTTGTATTCTTTACAGAAGTGTTGCCGGAAAAGGAGTACTTTTGGCCTCTTCCAGCTTAGCTTCTGCTTCCGCACGAGCTTCCGGAGGAATGAGGTTTAAGAAAAATTCCTTAGATTTTGCATCATCATAAGCCAGTTCAAAAAATAGTGCACTGAATGCCGCAGTCTTACTGAAATAAATTGCCCGATCCTCATCTTTTTCGAAGATGCCAGTTTCAGGATTTTTCTCGCCGTATGAACGAAGTATAATCTTTTTAAGAAGATCAATGGTCTTCTTAAGATTATGTGTCTCGAGCGAATTTTCTAAATTTGCAATAAGTCCACCCTTCGTGTATGCCTCGAGTTCAAGCCACTCAAACTTATTCAAATTAAAATAACAAATCTGAGTTGCCGGCTGGTTATCATCATTCGTATAGTTTATAACTTTTTTAAACATAACGTGCATTCTCCTTTTTAAAATTAAAATTGGCCGGGATTACTAATGCACCCCGGCCATATACCTATACATAAGCCCTTAAAAAGGGCGGTTAATTAAACGGTCGCGAAAATAGCCGCAACTGCATCGGGAAGCGGAAGAGACGGAACAATTGCCGGAGACGCAGGTTCTACGACTGCGTCTTTTCCGTAAAGGGTGTCCATCAATGTCTGCAATTTGGCAGCATCTTCAAGCGGAATCTTTGTGCTGTCGATGATCAGATGGGCGGTCGGTTTGGCACCGGTGACAGGAACCTTGGTAGAGGAGAAATCAAAACTCATCTCTTCCAGTTCCGGAGATTCATTAACTGTGGTATGATCTCGAGCCGAAACGCCGACCAAAACGTTGTATACGAGATGAAGTTTGAAACCATATGCCATGCCGTCAGTATCATTTACGATTTCGGTGCGATAGCAAAGGCCGCATGAAACATGTCTTTGCTGACCAACAGTAACCCCGGTATGAAGTTCTTTTTCACCAATGCAGGGTTTGAATTCATCCGGGTATGTATAGCAGCCGATGCTACCTGCAAATTCCTCTTCGGACATAATTTCCAGGTATTTATGATTATCGGCATAGAAAGGACTGGCTTCTGAACCAGTGGGAGCCTCATTAAGTGAGGTCAGACCACTCCAGGCCACTCCGGTAGGGTAGGCGCCAGCCACCATTGGGTAAAGGACACCGTTGCTAACACCAGTTTCGGCAATTTTTTTGCCGATCTCATCCCAAACAAGTTTACTCATTGTTTAAATTCTCCTTTTTAATAATAAAGTGTAAAAACATCATGGTTAAGCCCATCTGCAACGAAATTCGCAGAAAAAGCGCAATAGGGAAGTTCCCCAACTTTTTCGGGGATTAAGGAATCTGGATTTTTATCCACGATCGTAACTAAATATTGATTCATACCTATATATATGCGATCGTTCGAGAAGAAATCTTTTCGATTGGAACGCTTATAGATAATGCAAGGATATTCCATCTTGATCGTGGATGGAGGTTGAAAATATACACGCGATACGTCTCGACCACTTGTACCGAGGATACCGATGAAAATATTGTGTAAGGTTAATCTATTACCCGCCATTATAGAGACCCCCAATCTGTAAAACAATTCGAGGTCTACTAATGACAAGAGATGTAACTTTCCACTTTTGCCCTTTCCAAATCACGTATTTTATGTATCCGAAATTTGTGTAGGCATATTCATTTGCAATGATTGAGATCGAATTATCTAAAGTAAGGTTATCATTAACTTTTTCCGTTGACTGCCATCTCTGTTGATTAAGAGTAACATCCCCTAGATAATTGATCTCAGTTATTTGATCATCCCAGACACCAGGCGCCGTTTCAATTGGAAAAACGTAGCCTATTATTCCTGAAAATTTAGCCATTATAGACTACCTCCCTTCCATTTTGATTATTGCCGGTAAGTTTAAAGAGCTGGAATTGTCTCAAGTTTCCAATATGCAATAGCTGAATGAGGCATTGTCAGGGCGCCAGAGCAGCGCGTCTCAATCAGGTATTTATACTGGTTGAAATCGATGTCAAAATCATCAAACATATTGACATCTCCACCTTTATCTGCGCCGATAGTGTAATCGTTCATATTGACAGAAACACCGATAAGACGTTTCTGAGAGCCAGCAACACCTGCGGCAGCTGGAGTGATCACAACAACCTTGTTTTCCATTACAGGAACTTCGACAATTTCACGTGCACGAATGCCGGCAGCCAAATCGGCTTCGGTATTATACAGTCTACGGCCGGTGCTATCCTTCAGAAGGAGCATGTCGCCGTTGATATCAGGGGTAGTGAAGAAAGAAGGAATACCAGAACCGCGATACTGTTTACGGCCAAGAATAATTTGATCAACTATCTGGGATACGGTATACGCCTCCGGAATCTGAATTTCGACGGTGTACACCGCAGCATCGGTAGCAATCGGACGAATCTTATCTTCCTTGATTTTGTCTTCAGAAGCAGACGAACGACCATCACTGATGAGCGCTGCACGAGCAATTTCTTCCTCGAGCATCATGCGCATCTCAGAGCGAAGCCATATTACGACGTCAAAATCTGTGATGTCAATAACATCATCACGATCAAGTCTCTGTTTCTTATAAACAGTCTGCGGATCGGTAGTACGCTTTATAAGTGTAATAACCTCGTCCGCCTTTTCATTGCCTTTGATGTAACCTCTGGCGCGAGCTTCATCGGCTGTAATATCAGCCAAATTGGTTTTAATACGGCTAAAAGGAACATGCTTTGCCGCACCGAAAACTTTAGCCACCCACTCGGTATCACGTTTGATAAATGCCGGAGCATTGGTTGTGGCCTTCGCATCGGGGAAAAGATAGCCGATATTGTCAATACCATATGTAGCCGCATGCATCAGAACATTCTCGCGATGTTCATATACAGTCAATGCATCAGCAATGCTCTCATACCCATGCGCAAGAAAAGCGTTCTTTAAGGTCGACTGAGACTGACGAGCTTCGTTGAAAATAATACGAAGTTCATCGCGAGTCAGAGCCTCATGCGTTACCGTATCGCTGTTAGCGGCGGAGGGGGACTTGTCAAAAATATTTTTTTTCATTGTGGATTCTCCTTTATCATTATTGGAATGTTTAACGGATTTTTCACCTTTGGTGTCTGTGTCATCTTTTTCGTCTTCGCCGTCTTTGCCGTCTTCCTCATCAGAAGAAGCAAGGGCATGCGCAATCATTGCATACACCACAGTCTTTTGTTTTTCGGAAAAACTATCAAAAACATCGCCGACCGTTTCTTTCACCGGATTTTTATTATCCGCGTGAGAAATAGTTCCTTCATCACTGTCCTCCTCATTCTCGCTGTCCAAATCGAGAGCATCATGTGACAAAGCACCTGAACAGATAATGGCTTCAGTTTCGTCGGTTGACACCGTTCCATCACCATGTTCAAAAGCGAGATTATCTATGTATGCTTCGGGATTTGCGCCAGCAATAACGATGGAAACCTCACGGATAATACCATGGACAACATTCTTAGCCTTCTCTACCAAGGAATTAGCATATATGCTGAGCGCTGTGATATCACCGTGTTTGACAAGTGCTTTTGCTATCTTACCAGACTCGGTATCTTCATTTAACGAACAGTATGCATATACACCATCTGCACGATTCTCAAGAATCGCATGGCCGAGAATGTTCTTGGGATCATTGTGCATATGTTGATAAACCAGTGGAACGGTTTTTCCATCCATATCTTCGAATGCATTTTGAAGAATGGTGCGACCATCCGAACACTTTAAACCGACTTTAGTGGCATAACCACTAAAATCATACTTCTTCTTGTTTTTTGCCATTTTCGTTACCTCCTGAATTATTCTTATATGAACCCTTTTGTGTTTTTTGAGAAATTGAACCTGGCATATTTCTATTTTGAAGTTCATCGGCATGCGGAGCATCTGAAGGTTTACGGCCAACAATCTGACGAAGTTCATTAGGAGTCAAAATCTCATTTCGACTAAACACATCCGCAATATTCGCAATTTCATTAGCCGGAATCAATCTGAATATATCGCGGAAGCCCATGATTGTCTCCCCCTGAGTTCTTGCTGTTTTTGTCAAGAACTTTCGAAGTAACTCTTCAATAATGGCGGTCGCTATAGGTTCGATTGTTCGATCATAATAATTGCGTAAAACCTGTTCACTTGCTTTACCATTAAAAATATCTTCTGTAAAGCCAAGTTGATTATAAAATTGCTGTGTCAAATACTGAATTTGAGTGAGAAGATTATTTTCAACAGGTCTATTTAACTGCGTAATATGTTCAGTGGCGTCAGTATATGCTACGCCATATTTGCCACCCTTAAGTTGGTGTTCTATGGACTTCAAACGATCTTCTGCTTGAACCTGTCGAGCTTCTGATCTAATAGTGTATGGAAGTTGAATAATGAGATCGAGTTTTCCTGAACTCGATGCTTCGTCAACTGTATCCAAAAGGTTAAGTTTTCGGATAAGTCTTTTAAGCGTTGAGTTTGGTTCGTTCATTACTGCGTAGAGAGGATTTTCAACAATTGCAACCAGATTTTTAGGCATTATGATACGTTCTTTTTGCCCCGTACGATCATTATAAACTTCAACCCGAACAAAATTCGGATACCAATCTATAATCTTGGCGGTCCGCAATTGAAAGATATCATATGAGCTAGTCAATGTCGGATCAATATTTGTTTCAACAGGAACAACAGCTACTGACCCCTCATCAAACATGCTCACAACAATATCTTGAATAAGTGCGCGACCAGTTTGATCTTTATTAGCTTCAACACGGAGACAATAATTAAGAGGATCATTCACTGTCTCTAAATACTGATTGTTTTCATCAACACGGACGTGTTCAATATTAAAACTTGCCACGTCTAATGCAATTCGGCTTGTGACAGTGGTTAATAAAGATCGTTCATTTCCCGAAGAAAACCGAATACGGGCAGGATTCTGCGTTGAATTAAAGAAACCCGTATCTTGATGAACATAAAAATCAGATTCAATATCATTACGTCCCTGAAAAGCATTCCAGGCATGAACAAGCCTTTGCCCAATAGAATTCAAAATTAACCACCACCTTTCATGAGATTTTCCTGCTTATAAGCAACTTTACCGGTCTTAAAAACTCCACGTTGAAGTTGATTAAGATCATATCCGGCATCAGCTACAGCAGTATGAACCCCAATTTCACCTCGTTTTGCGACGAATCGTAAAACTCGCCCCGAAGGTGCCTGAACATCGGAAATTCGGGAATTCATAAGTTGAGAGAGCTTATTATTGTATTGAAGAATTGTACTCGATGAAAGTTTTCCTTTTGAAGTATAAGACATTTCAAGTTGAGTACGTATAAACTCGTTCATGTCTTTTGAAACAAGTTTTTGAATCTTTTTTTTGACTTTCTCACCTTTAGTTGAGGCCCATTTGTTGTCCTTCGCATCAAGACGAGCCTGCCCGCGAGCGGTTAAAGATCCATCTTCATTTTGAAATCGGCGGAGACCCCATTTCTGTCCCGAAATTCCATGATGTTGAAGGACTGTTTGATTCATAATAAAGCCCTCCTATATGGATTTTGTTAACATTAATCGCCGACAAGTCCAAGTGGAACATAACGCCAATTTTGACCGGTAATTGTATTTCCTGCAGGGCAAAAATACATGTACTCTGAATCGGCCATAAATTTCATTCCGGGAGCGACGGTGCCATCAACTCCGCCAGTCAAAAAGAAAGTAACAATATCACTTTCGTTATAAAATCCGCCGTTGATTCCATGACCGGTGAGAGCAATTTCATTGCCGGCGATCCCTTTAAGATTAGCGGTGAGTAAGATAGTATCCTCTCCTAATAGAGAAGCAGTTACTTTTGTTTTTGTATTTCCGTTGATTGCATTGATTATAGTGCTGGTTGCATCTGCAGCAGAGCAGTCTACTCCCGAACCGAGAGTTGCTGCCGCAAATATATTTGTCGGGGCAGTAAATGTTTCAATTGTGCGCATTCCATTGCCACCTTCGCCACCTACAAGAGCATTAATTGTCAATACGTTTGTCACCCAACTAATTGCCTTAGCTCCCGGATGAGGACTATTAACATTATCTGTCCCATTGATTGCAGCAAGAAGTGCAGCTTGCGCCTCTGCTAAATTCGCCCCAATTGATACTTCGCCAGGACTATTTGCCGTTCCAACAGGAACAAATATATAAGTATTCCACATAATTGAAACCGTATCTCCACTAGTTGGCTGGGTATCCATGGTTAATACACCGGAAGCCTTAACTGTGTTACTTTCAATGTTTATGGGAATATTACTGGCAACCGTTTTTGTCTGAGCCGCATCGGCTAGAAGTTCATAAGTATCTTCACCAATTGTAAAAGCTTGACCATCGGAGCATGCCCCCATAATATTGAAAATAGCTTTGGCTGCATTTGCGTTAACAGGAGTACCATTTTCGCAAGAAGCGCCGATAATATTGGCCAGTATATCCCCGAGTTTAACGTCGGCATCGTGTATTTTGGTTATCCCATTTAAAACACGTAGTTCTTTTTCAGATAAAGGATTCATGTTAAAATCCTCCTATTCTTATTTTTATTTTTTGCCACTAAAAGCTGTTTCCGCAAATTTCGGAGAAATTTGTTTAACAAGAAGTTTGGCGCTGGCGAGAAAAACACTTTTACTAAACTCTGTCAGAGCCTGCCCACCAGCATCCTTAAGCGCCTTCTTGACAAAAGAGTCACTCTTCTGAATCTTTTCTGTAGTTAATGCCTTGTATGTGGATTCGAGCTGAAGACGTTCATTTAATTTTCGAAGTTCATCATTTGAAAGACCTTCTGGGGATTTGCTTTTGTTTTCACGACTTTTAATATGATCTTCGGATTTTACAACCTCTCCTTCAGCCTCACGTTTCTTTCCCGCAGGCGTTCGGGTGCCATCTTCTTTCTGGAATCTACGAAAACCCCATTTCTGTCCCAAAATTCCGTAATGATACAACTGATCGACTGGCGTTTTTGTATCGATTTTGGCAGGATTTTCATATGAGTCTTTTTCTCCAGCCGATCGGCGCAAAGAACGAATAATATCTTCAGCTTCTCGTTCATCTCGAAGACGATCTATAAGTCTCCTCAATTCATCTTTAGAAAGTTCAGAAATAGCTTTAGCCTTGCTAACCTCTGCCAAAACAGATGGCGTAGGATTGCAAGCATAGTCAGATTCGTAATAATGAGTGATATCCGTATGTTTAACAATTCTATTTGACATTTACACTACCTCCTTTCTTTATAATTAATTTGAAATAATTATTCAAATTCTTCCTTGTTCAACTTATAAGATATATACGCATTGAGCAATGCAGAAACTGAGTCAATCTTTTCTTCGCGATGTTTCTTAAGAAGTTTTCGATTGCCATTAGTGTCCTCAATGGTAACACAGTTACCCATTGTAAAACGAAACAACTCCTGGTCAAACAGTAATAGACGTTCTTCAGAAATTTTCTTCAATTCACCGAGAGGAACAGATTCGGTTTTAGCACCTTGAATAACTTTTTCAACTGCGTTTAGCCCATTTTCTTTTTGCCAACGCGCAATGAACTCCTGAGCATTATAGGGGTCAAAACCAACACTGCGAACATCGTAATTATTATCAGCAATATATTTTTCTAGGTCGTCATAAACCAACATCATATCAAGTACTGCTCCGTCGAGTACCATGAGAGAACCCTCATTAATAAAATCATCATACTTGATACGAAGTGCACCAGGTAATTTTAATAATGTTAAACTCGAAATGTAACAACGAGTTTTAATACCAAAACCACCACGACTAACTGGAAAAAGAAATGTAAAGGCACAGAAATCATCACCTTGAGAAAGGTCAATACCCAAAGCACATGTGCATTTCCAAAATGTTTGTCTACGATGAAGTTCAGTTTCCTCATATGTAAAGAAATAGGTATAACCTTCCATCGGAATACCGAAACGTTTTGCCAAAGTATCATTTCTTGTAGCCGGTTGACTTTCTGCTCGTTCAACCTCACGCTGATAAGTTTCATATGAAACAGTCTTCCCAAGATTTGGATTTGCTTTTATCCACATCTCAGGATTTGCTACTTCCTCAATATTATCTAAACGATAATACCAAATAGAAACATGATCTGCTTGATACTCACCGCGCAGAATACTCATAAGTTCCATTTTAATTGTATCACCAGAACTATTTCGGACGGTACCTTCTGAACTAATTGCAATAATCAGGTAGTCATCCATTTTGGATGCACCCTGTTCAATTGCACCGACAACATCTTCTCTAATGTCACCAGAAAGCCATTCATCAATTGTTGAAATTTTAGGTCTCAACCCTTGAAGTTTATCTATGGTCATAGGTCTAACTTCTAATAAAGATCCTGTCAGAAAATTTTCAATACCTTTTTTGGTTGAAGATAATTTTTGACGATTTGCTCTGGAGCCAGTAGTATTTTGAAGGGAACCTTCTGTTAAGAATCGGAATACTGGTCCTCGAGCTCTTGTAATAGCAGTACGAATTGGGGACATAACTTCATCGGCTTGCTTCATTGTTGGTGCAGTAGTAATTTGATGAGTTGTACTAGAGTCAATATTCAAAAAAAAGTTTTGAATGCAACTTGCATACATTGACTTAGCTCCGCCACGACCTAAAATTATATATTGCTTATTGGTTAAACGTTTCTTAATCATTCGGCGTTCATAGTGACCAAGATCACCATTTTTGCCAGGAATAAAAACTGATCGTTCAACAAAGTAATACCAACCAAAGATATCTTCGGCCCAGAGCTTAAATGAATCTAAAAGATGTAAATCGGAGCCATCGGTTAAGGTTAATTCTTTTTCACAAAAACGAATAAATCCTTCAACGGCATTTTCATCATAATAATATTTTGGATTACGAATTCTATCGTCGATTCGATTCATTTGCATGGAAACATTATCGTTGACAAATATTTCGCCTCTCAGCACGGCATCCCGGAATTGTCCATAGTACCGCGGAGTGGCCGTGTTTGATAAACGCATTTTGCACCTCTAATTAATAATTGATATAGTATTACACATCTTCGGGTTCAGGAGTATCAACATATGTTTCCGCGAGAGCCATACTTGGTTTATGCCATGCTTCAATCCGCCAATCAGTTTCCACTTTTTGATGTTCAAGTGCAGCAACCAAAAAAGAATTTGTTGGAGGATCAAACCCAAGACGAACTCTACAATATATGTTTGTCACTACAATATCCAAATCTGTTCTAGTACCAAGAAGTTCTGTCCAGGTTTTTGTATTGTCAGTAATTCGAAATCCAGAAACCGGTCCAACTCCGAGTTGAGTAACAACACTTAATGCACTGTTAATAAATGGAATAAGAACAGCATCAAAACTTGTGTTATTAACTTCCACATTAACCATTGGTTTAATTGTATCAAGTATACTTTCTACCATAATTTTGTGTCCCCCTTTCTTCTTTCAACATATAAAGGTGTTAAATTTTTTGAAGTTCCGAAATGAATTGCATTATGTGTATTTAGAGAAGTACAGATTAAAAACTCTGGATCAAGAATTGCAGGATTTCCATCCTCAACATCTTTAATGAGCATTGGATTCATATGGTGAATCCGAATTGCATCAAGAATCTCACGTTCAGGAATTGCAAGATCACATGCATTGTCTCGTACAATAATCTTATTGCGAATGGAGCGCCAAAGATTGGAATTATAGAAATCTTGATTGAGAAAACGATCAAACCCAAATGTAACAATACCAATTGAACCGCGAAGGGCTAAGTAATCAAACCGTTCTTCAAAAGTTCGTAAGGTCATAAGTTCAGAATATGTTCTAATTCTCATGAGTATCTTGATCTGGATCCTCGCCGCTATAACTTTTCATAGCCGCTATGGCTGCTGCATAAAGTTCATCAACTTTTTGGGCAGAGCGAATTGCTTCTGTTTTAGCTGTTATGAGTTCTTTTTGTTTTTCAAGAATCTCACGTTCAGTTTTAGCAGTAGGGCTTCCTTCTTTTGCAAAAAATACAATTTCTTGAGCACTGGCTGTTCCATTCCGTAATCTTTTTTCTGCTTCTTTCAATGCTAAAGAAGCCATTTGATTTATACTTTCTTCAGGAGTCGAAGGTGGTGGAAACATTTTATCCTGTTTTGAATTAGTTTTAGGGAAATTAGCCATAGTTTTGCCTCCTTTACTATAAGATTTAGGGTACTTTATGGGTACTTTTTTCCACTAAAATTGAAGGCAATATCCCAAAAAGTACCCCCGGAGAAAATATAAAG